CTTTGGGGATTAGATGCTCAAGGAGTTACTTATTCTGCAGTAGGAAATGTAACTTATACCTTCAACGGAGGTGTGGATTACAGTGCATCTGGTGGAATGAAGGCAGATCTCGCTGACATTAGAACAGCATATGGTTTATTCTCTAATAGAGATGAGATTGCAATTGATTATCTGATTATGGGTCCTGGTTGCGATACTGAAGCAGAGTCTCAGGCAAAAGCAAATTATATTATTTCTCTTGCAGAAGCAAGAAAAGATTGCATGGCAACTGTTGGTCCTCATAGAGCAAGTCTTGTAAATATTACTAACACTGAAACTCAAACAAACAATTTGATTAACTTCTTTAGTCCATTGAGCAGTTCTTCATATGCAGTGTTTGATAGTGGGTATAAGTATACCTACGATAGATTCAACAATGTCTTCCGTTACATTCCAACTAATGCAGACGTTGCTGGTCTCATGACTCGTACTAGCATCACGACTTTCCCATGGTTCTCGCCTGCAGGACAGCAACGTGGTGTTATTAATAATGCAGTAAAACTTGCATACAATCCAAGTAAAGCACAAAGAGATCGTCTCTATCCTCAGAGAATTAACTCTTTTGTTACACAGTCTGGTACGGGAACTCTTCTCTTTGGAGATAAAACCGCTCTGGGTTATCAATCTGCATTTGATAGAATCAATGTTCGCCGCTTGTTCCTTACCGTTGAACAAGCACTTCAAAAGGCAGCAGATGCTCAACTCTTCGAAATCAATGATGAACTGACAAGAGCAAACTTTAGAAATATCGTTGAACCATATCTTCGTGATATTCAAGCAAAGAGAGGTCTGTATGGATTCCTCATTGTTTGTGACAGCACGAATAATACTCCTGACGTAATTGATAATAATGAGTTCAGAGCAGACATCTTCCTGAAGCCTGCTAAGTCAATTAACTATGTAACCCTCACATTTGTTGCCACCCGCACGGGCGTCAGCTTTGAGGAAGTTGTAGGTAGAGCTTGATTATTAGATTAAATTAAAAAAGGAGGATTACAACAATGTCAACTTTACGCACAATTTCAAACTTCAAATCAAATATGATTGGTGGCGGCGCACGCCCCAATCTGTTTGAGGTTGCTATTCCAGCATTACCAGCTGCTGCTACAGCGGCTGGTGCAAACTGGGGAAGTGCTGCTGGAGAAGAGCAAGAGACTTTTAACTTCCTCTGCAAGGCAGCACAACTTCCTGCATCCACAGTTTCTTCTATTGATGTTCCATTCAGAGGAAGAATTTTTAAAGTTGCTGGCGACAGAACGGTAGAAAACTGGACTGTTACTATCATCAACGATGAAAACTTCTTGATCAGAACTGCCATGGAATACTGGATGAACGGTATTGCCAAACTTGACAACAATACTGGTGCAACAAATCCAGCATCATATATGACAAATGCTTTCGTATCTCAACTTGGAAGAGGTGCTACTGCAGGAAGATCCAGTGAAAGTAGCAGTGTCGTAGATGGTGGTGCTTCGGTACAACCACTCAGAGTGTATACTTTCTTTGATCTTTTCCCAGTCAATATTGGTTCAATTGAACTTTCATATGATTCAAGTGATACTATTGAAGAGTATACTGTAGAATTTGCAGTTAATAACATTGCAGTTGGTACAGATCCACAAGGAACTAGCGACCAAACTGGGTCAGTAATTAACTGATAAATAATAAAAATACAGTTACTTTTTAATAATGGCAAAACTGTTTGGGTTCTCTATTGAGGACAACGAACCACAATCACCATCAGTTGTTTCCCCCGTTCCTCCTAATAATGAGGACGGGGTTGACCACTATATGAGTAGTGGATTTTTTGGTTCTTATGTTGATATTGAAGGTGTTTACAGAACTGAGTTTGATCTCATTAAGAGATATAGAGAAATGGCACTTCACCCAGAGTGTGATAGTGCCATTGAAGATATTGTTAATGAAGCAATCGTTTCAGACACAAACGATTCTCCAGTAGAAATTGAACTTTCAAATCTTAATGCAAGTGATGGCATCAAGAAAAACATTCGTCAAGAATTTAAGCATATCTTAGATTTATTGGATTTTGATAAGAAGGCACATGAAATCTACAGAAATTGGTATATTGATGGAAGACTTTATTATCATAAAATCATTGATCTCAAAAATCCCCAAGAGGGAATTAAAGAACTAAGATACATTGACGCAATGAAAATGCGTCATATCAGACAGCAGAAGAAAAAACCAAATGATGGAACTGCTGTTGCAAAACTCAAGAGTGATAATCCAATGGATTATGACTTCCCAGAAATCGAAGAATATTTCATCTATAATCCAAAGTCAGTTTATCCAACTGGCAATCCAATGCAAACTGGTGCAAGTCAGGGTATTAAGATCGCAAAAGATTCAATTACCTATTGCACATCTGGTTTGGTAGATAGAAATAAAGGAAATACACTTTCATATCTCCATAAAGCAATCAAGTCTCTCAATCAACTTCGCATGATTGAGGATTCTTTGGTAATTTACCGTTTAAGTAGAGCACCAGAGCGTAGAATTTTCTATATTGATGTCGGTAATCTACCGAAGCAAAAAGCAGAGCAATATCTGCGAGATGTTATGATGAGATATCGCAACAAACTCGTATATGATGCAAAAACTGGAGAGATTCGAGATGACAAAAAGTACATGTCTATGCTTGAGGATTTCTGGCTCCCCAGAAGAGAAGGAGGACGTGGAACTGAAATTTCTACTTTGCCAGGAGGTCAAAACCTCGGAGAAATCACGGATATTGAATACTTTAAGAAAAAACTTTTCAGGTCCCTTAATGTTCCGTCGAGCCGAATGGACGGAGATAGTGGATTTAATTTGGGTAGATCTTCTGAAATTCTCAGAGATGAACTGAAATTTACAAAGTTTGTTGGACGTTTGAGAAAGAGATTCTCAAATATGTTCAATGATATGCTCAGAACTCAACTTATTCTTAAAAACATCATTACTCCAGAAGATTGGGAAATAATGAGTGAGCACATTCAATATGACTTCCTCTATGATAATCACTTCTCCGAACTTAAAGATTCTGAGTTGATGAATGAAAGACTTGCAATGGTTCAAACTGCTGAACCATATGTCGGTAAGTATTTTTCTCAAGATTATCTCAGAAGAAAGATTCTTCGTCAGACCGATGAAGAAATCATTGAACAAGATAAACTCATCAAAAAAGAAATTAGTTCTGGCATCATTCCTGATCCAGCAACTATTGATCCGCAAACTGGAATGCCTTTTGATTCATCTGCAGATATGGATTTGGGTAAGCCAGTAATGGAACCAGAAATGGATGGATCTCCAACTGAGGCACCAGAAATGCCATCAGGTGGTGAAATATAAATAAAATTGTTCATTAATGAATTAGATAGATGGAAGAACTTTTAGATATGATCTCATCTGATGAGTCTCCCGCGCAGATTAGCGACAAGATCAAAGACATTTTATTTGCAAAATCTGCAGAAAGAATTGATGCTGTTCGTCCTGCAGTAGCAAACTCTTTGTTTGGAGAAGATGAGATTGAAGTTGATGACGAAGATGCTCAGGAAGAAGAGTAGTATAAATAACTAAAAATCATTTAGAAAATGTCTAGGATATTAGTATCTGCCAATGAAGTAGCATTAGCTGCAGGTATTGGTAATTCAACTACTGTTGATAATGCTAGAGCAGTTAGAGTTTTTAATAACTCTGGTGCTGAGGCAGTCGTTTATCTGACAGATTCTGCCTATAGTGGAATTGGATCCGTCACTATGAAAGACGGAATCACTGAAATTATTGAAAAGAGACCTGGTGATTACCTTTACTATACAGGAAGTGCAACAATTAGAGTTGCAAGAGTAGGAATCGCAAACTAATCAAATGAAACTTATCAGAGAAGAAATCGAATCAGTAGACTTTATTGTCGAATCAAAAAACGGCAAAAAGTCTTTGTATATCGAAGGAGTTTTCCTTCAGGGTAATATCAAAAACCGTAATGGTCGTATGTACCCAATGGAGACTCTTCGCCGTGAAGTTTCTCGTTACAACGAAACAAACGTTAATGCAGGTAGAGCACTTGGCGAACTCGGTCATCCCGATGGACCAACTGTAAACTTGGATCGTGTTTCTCATAAGATTGTTTCCCTCAAAGAGAGTGGAGACAATTTTATCGGTAAGGCAAAAATTCTTGGAACTCCAATGGGTAAGATTGCCGCTAATCTCGTTGAAGAGGGAGTAAAACTCGGCGTTTCTTCTC